CTCAAGCGGATTCTGCTTTTGGAGCATATCGATGAAGCGGTCGAACTTGAAAAAGTCGGCTTTGTTGAGCACTACAACTTTGGCAAATTTGCCTGTGCAGCTAGGAACATCGTAGTTATCAGGATCCCTAGTCTTGTCATCGTATATGTATTTGTGAAACAGTACGTGCGGATTGTGAATCTGAGTCAACTCGCGAGTATCCGTATCAAATACGTGGAAATACTTATGGTCATTTACGTCCGCCCACGTCATCTCAAACTGTGTGCCGAGGTAGTGGATGTTGCCCTTCTTCGACTTCGTGTGATAGTGACCTGACCAAACTTCCTCGAATCGTGCAAAGACGTTTGGATCCATTCCCTCATGGGCCGGCATACCGGGAAGTACGTCGAACCCTTTCAGTTCAAGGTGACCTGCCAGGATAGGAGCATTGCAGGTCTCAACGAACTTCATTGACTCCTCATAGTTCTCCGGATTGATCCAAGGGAGAACTGCGATGTTGCATCCATCGTATGTCAACACCTTCGGTCGCATCACGATGTTGACATTCTCAACGAAGAATCCTAGCAGTTCCTTCAGCGAACACAGGTCATTGGTGTTCTTGTAGACCACATCGTGGTTACCCGGAATGATGTCCATCGTCATCCCCAGATCACGCATAGGCTCTAGAAAGGTCTTGCGGTTGTGGTGAAGCGCCTTGAAGTTGATGTACTTCCGATGATCGTAGTAATCACCTAGGTGCAGGATCTGCTTGATCCCGTGCTCCTTGCAGTACGGGAAGAAGACATCACTGTAGAACTTCCCAAAGTAATCCAGGAAAGCATCGGAGGCATTTCTGGCTCCGCAATGAGTATCGTTGAGGATGGCTAACTTCATGAGATGAAGAACTCAAGGTCGGTCTTGACCCGCTTCTTGAAGTCCTTGATCTTCTTGTCGTTCTCTTTTACCTTGTCGATGCGCTTCTTGATGGTCTCGATGAAGCCGGTATCTTGGAACATTGCTCCGATCTCGTCATCAGGAGATGACATGAAGTTCTCGATGCCGGCATGCTCAATGTAACGGAACTTGATGTCCTGCTGCTTCTTCTCCTTCATGATACGGCGAAGGAAGGCATAGTAGCAGATCTGCGTAAAATACGCAAAGGCATTAGGCGAACCAGTTCGAGTGGCAGCCTCGATGTTGTAGTTCATGATGGCCTTGATGCAGTTCTCGACGGCATCCATGACCATCTCCTCACGGTAGGTGTACCGCACGAAATTAGGCTTGTGAGAAAGACCCTCAGCAATCCGAAGGAAGCAGCGACCGATGTATTCGGGGATCTTGTCTGGCTCCTTACCAGCAGCGATAGACTTTTTGACAGACGTGACGTAGTCGACAACAGCCTGTGAAAATTCTTTGTTATTTACGTAGTGCTCGCGTTCCTCCTTCGGTTGCGAGGACTTCTTAGGTTTGGTTGATTTCGTGGTTGTCATTACTTGCAGACCATACTAAACATCAGATTCATCTTGTACATCTCAAACTTTCACCGAGCACTCATTCCCGAAGTTGTTTACATCCTCGCGGAAAGCCGTTATTTTGTTTACACTGTTCACCCAGTGGCCACAGTATACCCTAGTTCCTATCTGGCTCAGTATCGCCAAAATTAAATTGCTGTTCCCAATTAGGGCTTAATGCACTCGGTGTAGTGTCGCCATCGCGTCTAGCAACCAAAGCAAAGTAATGCTTCTTTGTGTCATCATCCGGTATAGCAGCGGAGATAACGTGCTCTTTTCTGATCATGTGGATTCTTGACTTCGAAGACAGGAACCAATCAGCATAATACGTGGTAGACTGAACACCTTCTTGAGTGGCTACACTATGAACTCGAATCTCGTAGGGATCGCGAACAAGCATATTTTTCTCAGTATCCGACAGAACCTGACAGATGACAGTCTCACCTGAGACTAACTTTAGAATGACGCTGAGATCCTCGAACTTGCTCATAGTTTTACCTCGTGGATCTTGTACGAGAACTTTTCTGAGCCATACAGTTTGATCCGTTCAGCTGCATGGTCTAGCGTGTAGTTTCTGCTCTTCTTCCAGTGCAGGTCATCGGCGATATCGTAAACTTTCGTGGCTCTGCCATCATCAGATTTGCGAAGACCTCTTCCAATAGACTGGAGAACACGAATCTGAGACTTTGATGGTGAAGCGAACACGATGACATGCAGGTTTCTTATATTTATCCCGGTAGAAAAGGTACCCATACTGGCCACAATGATAGCATCCTTCTCCTTCTCAGTGATCTCACGGATTCTTTCGCGTTCATTGGTATCCACATCACCTGAGACGAAGAACAGCTTGCGAGTCCTGCGTGGAAGCTCATTCAACTTGGCATCGATCATGTCGTACAGCGGTTTTCCGTGCTTCTCAACGTAGTTGTAAAGGATCAGCGTGTTTCCGTCCTGAGCGATGGCCAGGTTACGAATGAACTTGTTCCGAGCCTGATTGGCTACGATGAAATCGATCTCTTGCTGATAATCGTAGTCCTTGGCAGCCTGGCATACCAGGTCGTCGTACTTCATCAACAACACATCGATCGACAGCTGAGCCAGAGCATTCGAGTCCATCAGCTCCTTCGTAGTGGTGACACGATGAACAGGACCAAAGAGGCCTTCCAGTACGAGCTTGTGAGTCTGCGTGCCATCCAGCGTACCGGTGGTGCCAATGCGGTACTTGGCATCGTACAGCTTCTCCATGATGGCAGACAGCGATTTGGCCTTGAAGTTGTGAGCCTCGTCGCCGATCACCATTCCATAGGGCTCGAACCAACTTGCAGGCATCTTGTAGATCGACTGCCACGTCGTGATGACCACACGAGAACGGATGTCCATCTTCTCTTTTCCAGAGTAGATCCGGTGACACATCTCCTCATTGTTCCAATTTTCATCTAGGGTGGAGTAGTCCTTAAAGTCGTTGAACATCTGCTCAACCAAGGATGTGGTCGGTACGATCAGCAGCACCTTCTTGTTCTGATTCTCCTCGAGGAACCAGCGAATTAGAACATAGATGATCAGCGACTTTCCAGAGGCTGTCGGACTGAGCAGCATGGATCGATAGTGAACCAGGGCGTGATGGATGGCCTCAAGCTGATAATCGCGTGGTTCGATCGCCTTTCCGTGGGCGTACAAGTTTAGCGTTGCAACGAAGTCCTTGACCTGCTCTAGCTCGATGAAAGCCTGAGCTTCCGGTCGGCCATAGTAATCGTCATCCACGTACTCGATCTCGCACCCACGCACGTCAGCAAATTCATCGATGTACTCGATAAGACCGGCATACAAGGTCTTCAGACGGCGATCGTACAGACGGATCTTGCCATCCCATAGCTTGTTCTTAAATGCCGGCATGAACTTGTAGCCGGGTACGAAGAACGTGAAAAAGTCAGTGAGTTCGTTCTGGATCGATGGATCGCAATCCACCGTGACGAACACCTCGTTCTTCTTCTTGACTTTGATGACGTCAGGCATCAGACTCCACTGGTGAACTTGCGCCACTCGATCATGTTCTTGATCGTCTGGTGCCTCCACTTCAGGTTGTCCATGATCTCCTGGAGCGTATCCACTGCGGTCTTCAGATAGGTGATCTGGACCTCAGATTTCTGCAACTCAGGGTCTGACTCATAGATGTACTGCATGTCAGACTTCATGATCTTGTGGCCACCGAAGGGATCATAATCCCAGCCCTTCTCATCGATCTGAGTCTTGTCCATCTTGCCATTGAAGTACATCCACTTGTCCTTCAGCAACACTCTCTGATCCAGTTCTTTCTTCTTCAGAGCCAACTTCGTGATGGACAGCAGCTCAAGGTATTTGGCATGCAGCTTAGCAGTTTCCTTGGAAGCCTCATCGAGATTCATCTCATCGATGATGCAATCCTTCTTCCACATCTCCAGAATCTGTTCAACGTTGATCATAATGTAATTGACTGTAGTATTATCTATCTGCGCTCAGGTGACAAAGTAGAAGTGTGAGTAAGAGAAGGAGGCGTCACCGACGATGTACTCGACATCGGTATTCTGAGAATGGAAATCGAGTTGGCCGATTGATACCGGAAAGGCATCCACGAAGCGAACCTGGCGAATCACATTGTTGCTGCTGTTCAGGATGTTCAGCGTCATGTCAGCAAACTTCATATTCTCGGTGTTCGAATTTGACACCATCCAGTTGAACAGTGAGATGTAGTTCTCCATGTTCTCCGTGATCATGTACCGAATATCGAAGGGAGCATATTCTACCTTGTCGCCGGCATACGTGTTTTGCAAATTGCGATAGGGCTGCGAGATCGCTCCGGCACTGACGTTTGGCAAAGCTGAATTGATGCAGAAATACTCCACGTCTGCAAACTCTTGACGGTCGATGATCAGCCGAAATCCATTCGGCGACAGGAAATTCTTGTTCAGTGTGGTTGACATGGTTCAATTATTTATCAGACGAAAAAGGGGACCCCCTTTCGAGGGTCCCCCTAATTTGATCGGATTATTCGATCTTATCCGTTATCGAGGATACCGGCAACTCCCATGATGCGGAAGTAGCGGTTAGCACGATTGGTACCAGTTCCGTTCTGAGGAGCCGTTGGGGACTCAGCGAATGGGTTGGCAACCATGCCGTAACGGGTCTTGAATCCGATACGTGGCTGGAAGTCGGACTGACCGCCTGCACGGACCATCGTCAGTGGGACGTATGGAGCGTAGAAGAGACCAGCGTCGTATGGGTTCGTGCCGCGGTAACCGGTTGTGCAGTAGTCAACCGTGGCGTATGGATCGACGTATACCTTGATGCGGCCATTGAGAACACCAGCGAAGGTGTTGCCAGTGTCGTCAACCTCGAGCTGTGTGCTCAGGGCTGGGGCGTAGTCGAGAACTCCAGCAGCGGAGAGGGCAGTAGCAACATCGCTCGAGCAGAGGATGAAGTTACCCTTACCGCGACGGGTGTCCTTGGCGATCTGGTTAGCTTCGCGCTCGATCTGGACCAGGAGACC